TCAGTGCCACAAGAACACTATGGCAATCTGTTGAGGGCAGTTTCCTCTCACAATAACGAAAGTAATATTCCTGGCAGAGAACTTCGTTGGATGATCTTTGAAAAGAATACTCAACGGTGTCTTGGATTCATTCGCTTTGGTTCTCCTACTATTAATTCAAAACCTAGAAATCTGTGGTTAGGTAAGGCACCTAATCTATCTGTATTCAATCGCCATGCTGCGATGGGATTTGTGATTGTCCCATCACAACCTTTTGGATACAACTATCTTGGTGGCAAGCTGTTGGCACTCTTGTGCTGCTCCCACTATGCCCGTGAGACGCTCAATCAAGTTTTTGAGAAGGACATTGCTCTCTTTGAGACAACATCTCTCTACGGGTCTACTACCGATGCCTCACAATATGATGGACTCAAACCCTTTATGCGATACAAGGGTTTGACTGAAAGTAAGTTTCTCCCTTTGCTCCACGAAGAGGTCTTTCACCGTCTCCACGACCGATTTACCCTGTTGAATAACAACACGCCTCTGACGGACAACAGAGCGTCTTCTAAGAAGATGAAACGCCAGACCAAGATGATCTCCATCATCAAGAACTCTCTGCAGGATGAGGACAAACTGAAAGAGTTTAATGATGTCATCAATATGGCATTCGGACTTACTCAGAAGAAGAGGTTCTATATCTCTGACTATGGATATTCAAATGTCCGTGAGGTGATTATGGAAGAGCAGGATGAATTGGTTCGTGGCCCTAACTGGGACAAGTTCTATCTGGAGAACATCATTGCTTGGTGGAAGAAGAAAGCAACCAAGCGATATGAGAAACTCAAGCAAGAAGGTCGGTTCAGGACCAAGGTTGAACTCTGGACAGAAGATGATGACATTCAAATTATTAGATAATGGAACTCAAAGACTGGTTGAACTCAATAAACTTTAATAAGGAAAACCTTATTAAAGAAAACCCCGATATCGTTAAACAATACCCCCCATACATTGTCAATCGTTGTCTCTCTGGGCACCTTGACTGTATTATGTTTGCCAATGAGATGAACCTCCACCATCACATTGACAAAGATATGCAATATTCATTTTATCTAAATAGTCTGAGGAAAAGAAAGAGATTCTCTCCTTGGCTCCGAAAGGATAAAGTCCAGGATTTAGAATGTGTCAAACAATACTATGGCTATAGTAACGAGAAGGCATCTCAGGCTCTGAAAATTCTTACACAAGAACAACTTAACTTTATTAAAAAACGACTTGACACTGGAGGAACAAAATGAGTACTGTTGAACCTACGGTACAGTGGTCTCAGGACCAAATGATCGAAGTGATTTTGAATGAACCTGATGACTTCCTGAAAGTTCGTGAGACACTGACCCGTATTGGAGTAGCATCAAGGAAAGAGAAGAAACTCTATCAGTCTTGCCATATCCTGCACAAGCAGGGAAGATATTTTATCGTTCACTTTAAGGAACTGTTTGCCCTGGATGGCAAACACGCCAACCTAACTGTGAATGATGTTCAAAGGCGTAATCGTATTGTGCGTCTGCTTGCTGATTGGGGCCTGATTGGTATTGTCAAGGAAGATTTTGTTCTTGATATTGCACCTCTGAATCAAATCAAAGTCCTTGCATATAAGGATAAAGCAGATTGGGTTCTGGAGCAGAAATATAATATTGGTAAGAAAGGTAAGTCTAGTGATACCGATCAGTAATGGTTTTCAAATTACTGATGTATTTCCCAATAAGCATAGAAAACAACTTATAAAAAATTTAAAACCTCTTCTTACTTTAGGTGTTGATGGTGAATGGGTAACTGATGATCTTCGATTTCACGAGGATTTTAAATCTTCTTGTTCTCATATTGTCAATAGATTTGAGGAAATGGTTGGTGAGAAATTGTTTCTTATGAATGCGTGGGTGGTTTATTCTAAAGGAGAAAAATTTAATTATCATACTCATCCATTTGATTTTGCTTGTGTTTATTATATAAAAACTAATCCTTTGTTGCAAAATAATGGAACTAAATTTAAACTTCCTAATGGCAAAACTCAATTAGTTAAAACACCCCAAAATGGCGCATTATTATTTCCCGGTAAAATGGCACATGCGACTCCATCGTTCTTTTTACCAGTGACTAGATATACTTTATCTATGGATTTAAATTATTCTTGGCGAATGCAATGATACTATAGACGAATCATAAATAGACTTGCGATCTTTCGTGCGGTCGCTTCAAAAGTCGGAAACCCCTATAAACTGTTACGGTTATCACCGTAGCAGTTTTTTTCTGTCTATGATTAAATAGTAGTGGATGCCGAAAGGGTCCACACAATCTAATCTCGCTTTAAAAGGAGAAGTACAAATGGGAAACCTAATGAAGTATCATGCAGCCGATTTGCCAAAGTTGCTTGAAAAGATAAATAGGAATAGTATTGGTATGGACGATTACCTTAGCAGGGTGTTTGACCTCCACGAAACAACTGCTAGTTATCCTCCATACAACCTAGTGACAGTCAGTAATGTTGAGTCTAGACTGGAACTAGCACTTGCTGGATTCAAAAAGAAACAAGTAAATGTCTACACACAAGATGGAAAACTCTTTGTCGAAGGACAAAGGGAAGACGGAGAAACTGGAACAGAATATGTCCATAGAGGAGTGGCTCAAAGATCTTTCACTAGAGCATGGACCCTCAGTGACGAGACGGAAGTTAGATCAGTTACTTTTGAGGATGGGCTTTTGACCATTACTCTTGGTAGAATTGTTCCGCAGCATCATCAGCGTAAGGATTGGTTCTAAATAGTATTGAATATCGTCGTCGCAGACGGAGGGGCAACTGGCCAAATCCAGTTGACGCCCCTCTTTTTTATTGTTAGAATACTCAGAGGTAAATACTGACTATGACTATTAAATTATTGGTTCTGAAGTCTGGAGAAGATCTCGTCGCAGATGTTCAAGAGATGGTAGTTGAAGATAAAGTCGTTGGATATTTTCTCAATAGACCGTGTGTAGTTAAAATGGCTAACTATACTCCAGTTGAGGATGATGAAACGACTGAAGAAAAACGAAAGAACGCATATCAGATCAAATTCTATCCATGGGTTCCTCTTTCAAAAGATCCTGTAATTCCAATCACTATGGAATGGATTGTTACTATGGTGGAACCCATTGACAAACTTACTAAACTTTATGTAGAGGACATTCTGGAATATGGCAAACGAACCGAAACTGATCAAGATTCTAGTGTTGACGACGAATCAGATTCTGATCAGTCAGATTGAAGAAGTTGGTGCTGATATTGGAGAACCTGATTGTAAACTGGTAGAGCCATATGTCGTCACCAAAGAAGGAATGCTAGAGCCCTGGTTACTTAATGTCACAAGGGCAGATACTTTTATGATGAGTTCTGATAAAATCTTAACTCTGACAGACCCCACGCCCACCCTGCTTGAAAAATACGAGGACTTAACTGACGGATGAAATTTTACACTAATGTCCAAATGATTGGGAACCAGTTCCTTGTTCGTGGTGTTGAGAATGGGAGGAGGTATGAACACAGAGATGAGTTTTTTCCTACTCTTTATGTAAAATCGAAGAAGGATACTAAGTATCGGACATTAAGTGGTGAACCAGTAGAACCTATTCATCCAGGCACAGTTCGGGATTGTCGCGACTTCTACAAAAAATACGAAGATGTTGATGGATTTGAAATCTATGGGAATGACAGATATATCTACCAATATATTTCTGAAAAACATCCTGAAGAAGAAATCAAGTTCGACATTGGCCAAATCAAACTTGTTACAATTGATATTGAGGTATCATCTGAACAAGGATTCCCAGATGTAGAGTCTGCATCGGAAGAGATTCTTGCAATTACTATTCAGGACTACAATACCAAAGAAATCAAGACCTGGGGTGTGAAACCATTTCACAACACCCAGAAGAATGTAACTTACTATCACTGCCCTACAGAGCAGGAACTCTTAAGTCACTTCATCAACTACTGGATGGTTGATGTGCCCGATGTGATTACAGGTTGGAACTGTGAACTGTATGATATCCCATACATCTGTAAGCGCCTCAACAGGGTGCTTGGAGAGAAGTTGATGAAGCGCATGTCCCCTTGGGGTCTTGTGACCGAATCAAAGAAGTTTATCAAGGGCAGAGAGCACAGCGTCTTTGATGTTGGTGGATGTTCAGTGCTTGATTATCTAGACCTGTATAAAAAGTTTACCTACAAGGCACAAGAATCATATCGCCTAGACTACATAGCTGAGGTAGAACTTGGTCAGAAGAAACTTGACCACAGTGAATTTGATACCTTTAAAGATTTCTATACCCACGGGTGGCAAAAGTTCATCGAGTACAACATCGTTGACGTAGAACTTGTTGACCGACTGGAAGATAAAATGAAGTTGATTGAGCTTGCGCTCACGATGGCATATGATGCTAAAGTCAACTATAATGATGTCTTCTACCAAGTTCGGATGTGGGACAACATTATTTACAATTATCTAAAGAAACGTGACATTGTTATTCCCCCAAAGATTCGTTCTGACAAAAACGAAAAGTACGCAGGTGCCTATGTCAAGGAACCGATTCCAGGAAAGTATGATTGGGTTGTGTCTTTTGACCTCAACTCTCTTTATCCTCATCTCATTATGCAGTACAACATCTCGCCAGAGACACTACTGGACGAACGACACCCAACGGCTACGGTTGACCGAATCCTTAATGAGGAGATAAATTTTGAGATGTATAAGGACAATGCGGTGTGTGCCAATGGTGCAATGTACCGTAAGGATGTCCGTGGGTTCTTGCCTGAGTTGATGGAGAAGATGTATGGAGACCGTGTTATCTTCAAGAAGCGAATGCTTCAAGCCAAGCAGCAGTATGAGAAGACGCCTACTAAGGCACTTGAAAAGGAGATCGCCAGATGTAACAACATTCAAATGGCGAAGAAGATTTCTCTTAACTCTGCTTATGGTGCTATTGGTAACCAATATTTCCGCTATTACAAACTAGCAAATGCAGAGGCAATCACTCTGTCGGGACAAGTAAGTATCCGATGGATTGAAGGAAAAATGAATAAGTATCTAAATAACCTTTTGCAAACGGAGGGCGTAGATTATGTCATCGCATCCGACACTGATTCAATCTATCTTAATCTTGAACCTCTTATTGCTAAATTTTTTAGTAATAAGTCTGACGATAAAGCAGCGATTGTTTCCTTACTTGATAAGATCTGCCAAGACAAGTTGGAACCATTCATCGAACAATCTTATCAGGAACTTGCGGATTATGTTTCGGCATATGAACAAAAAATGCAAATGAAGCGTGAGAACATCGCTGACCGTGGTATTTGGACTGCGAAGAAGCGATACATTCTTAATGTTCATAATAGCGAAGGTGTTCAATATTCAGAACCCAAACTGAAAATGATGGGCATTGAAGCCGTTAAATCGTCCACTCCTGCTCCATGCAGAAAGATGATTAAAGATGCTCTTAAGTTGATGATGAGTGGAACTGAAGATGATGTAATTAATTTTATCGAACAGTCTCGTTCTGATTTTAAGAAACTCCCTCCAGAACAAATTTCTTTCCCTAGGTCTGCATCTGATGTTGCAAAGTATAGGTCTCATTCGGACATTTACATCAAGGGAACTCCCATACATATTCGTGGGGCTCTTTTGTTTAATCATTACATTAAACAAAACAAACTCGACAACAAATACTCACTTATCCAGAATGGTGAAAAAATTAAATTCTGTTACTTGAAAAAACCAAACATTATTCATGAAAATATTATTTCTTTTATTCAAGAGTTTCCTAAGGAACTAAATCTTGACAAATATATTGACTATGACTTACAATTTGAGAAAGCTTTTCTAGAACCACTGAAAGCAATTCTCGATGCCATTGGATGGTCTGTAGAAAAAACTAATACTTTGGAATCATTCTTCTTATGAAAGACCAATATACAATTGATGACGGGGAATCTAAAAAAGATAAATGGAATCGCGGACTTGATATATTCATTGAATCTGTGCATAAACCAGATCCTGCTCTTCGACAGTGTGCTCATAACCAGAAATGTTACCATGAGCTAATGGATGTAAGAAAAAATGTTCTTGATTATCTAAAAACTTTACGCTGGAATTAATGGAACTTCCTATTAACGACAAAGAACTTAAAACTATTGTGAGTGCTCTTCGCCTCGGTGGAGATGCAGCACTCTATCAAAAACTTAATACTATCAAAGAAATTAGGGAACAATTTCCTAATGGTTCTTATAAAAAAATTCTTCGTGAACAATACGGGATGGTTGCTTGATGGACTTTTTGAAAGATATTGTAAAAGAGATTGGTGATGATTTCACAAAACTCGCATCTGATATTGATGAAACGGAGTCTTATGTGGACACGGGTTCGTATATTTTTAACGGACTTTGTTCAGGTTCCATTTTTGGTGGTGTATCTGGGAATAAGATTACTGCTATTGCTGGAGAATCTAGCACTGGAAAAACTTTCTTCAGTCTCGCCGTTGTTAAGAATTTTCTTGATTCCAATCCCGATGGGTATTGTCTCTACTTTGATACTGAGGCAGCTATTAATAAATCGCTCATAGAATCCCGTGGCATCGATACTTCTCGTCTTGTTGTTATTAATGTTGTTACAATTGAAGAGTTTCGCAGTAAGGCGCTCAAAGCGGTAGATATATATTTAAAAAAACCTGAAGAAGAACGCAAACCTTGTATGTTTGTGTTAGACTCTCTGGGTATGCTTTCCACAGAAAAGGAGATTACTGACGCACTTAACGACAAACAAGTTCGTGATATGACCAAATCTCAACTGGTCAAGGGTGCTTTCAGAATGCTTACTTTGAAGTTGGGTCAAGCAAACATTCCTATGATCGTTACCAACCATACCTACGATGTCATTGGTGCTTATGTCCCTACAAAAGAAATGGGTGGAGGCAGTGGACTCAAGTATGCTGCATCTACAATCATCTATCTCAGCAAGAAAAAAGAAAAGGATGGAACAGAAATCGTTGGAAACCTTATCAAGGCAAAGACTGCTAAGTCGCGTCTGAGTAAGGAAAACAAGGATGTTACGGTGCGTCTTTATTATGATGAGCGTGGTCTTGATCGATATTATGGCCTTCTTGAACTGGGAGAGATTGGTGGTCTTTGGAAAAATGTGGCAGGTCGATATGAAATGACTGTTGATGGTGAGACTAAGAAAGTCTATGCCAAAGCAATTCTCAAAGATCCAGAAGTCTATTTCACTCCAGAAGTAATGGAACAACTTGATGAAATTGCTAAGCAGGAGTTTAGCTACGGTTCATGATTACTATCACTGAAGATGGAAAAATCTTTGACAAGGATGGTGAGGTCCATCAGTATTTGCAAAAATCTGGACTCAGGGGTCAAAAGTATTGGACGACAAAAAAATATGGTGACGTTCACCGTTTAATTGCATCTACATTTATCCCAAATCCAGATAATAAATCTGAAGTAGATCATATAAATGGAATTGCTACAGACAACCGTCTAGAAAATTTAAGATGGGTTACTCAAGAAGAAAATAAAGCACTTCACAATTGTTGTAATATTTTTTATATTACGGATGGTAAAAACATTTATGTGACTTATAATCTTTCTAAATTTTGCGAATTTCTTAATCTTGATAAGGGAGCCCTAAGAAAAACTTCACCTGATACTAAAGCAAAAGATAAAAGACAACAACACAAAGGTTATTCAATTTTAAAGAAAGATGAACTAAAACTTGAAGATAGAAATCTAGAGAAAATTCTTCTCCCATTCGTTGAAAAGAAATGATCAAAATCATCAAAACTGGAATCAATGTAAGTAAAGTAGTACAACAACTGAAGAAATATCCACAGGATTGGGATCACCAGAAAACTCTGGAAGGATCCCAATCCTTAGTTGATAGGGGATTCGCAGACTTGCCAGTCAGCGCACTTCAACTTATAATAGGTGGTGTCAAACACAAAGATGATTTTGTGGGAGACTCGGAGATCAATATTAAAACTCCAGCCTATGCTCATCACCGTGAAATCAGAAAGATCATACGCAAACAGTTTAAGAATGCGGATATTCATCGGTGCGGTTTTCTTTCACTTCCTGTAGATGAGATTGTAGGTGCTCATATTGATGAAGGTACTTATTACCTGAGCAGAAACAGGTATCATCTTTCTATACTTGGAAGATATCAATATTTCTGCGGCAAAGAAACTGTCATCGTTGAACCAGGAACTCTTCTTTGGTTCAACAATAAACTTCCTCACGGCACGGTGAATGTCGGTGATGAAACAAGGATAACATTCGTTTTTGATATTCCGCATGGACAAAGTTGAAATTCTGATTCTTCGTAATCTAATCTATAATGAAGAGTATCTTCGTAAGGTAGTTCCTTTTATTAAAGCCGACTACTTTGAAGATCCCATTCAGAGAACTGTATTTGAAGAAGTTTCTAGTTTTGTTCAGGAGTATAATCAACCTGCAACGAAAGAAGTTCTTTGTATTGAAACTGAAAAGAGATCTGACATCAACGACTCTTCTTTTAAAGAGATAACAAAACTTATCAGTTATCTTGAGGATGTCCCTACAGATTTTGATTGGTTATGTGATACTACAGAGAAGTGGTGTAGGGACCGTGCTATCTATCTGGCACTTATGGAGTCCATCGCACTTGCTGATGGTAAAGATGAGAAGAAGGACCGTGATGCTATCCCAAGCATCCTCTCAAACGCTCTGGCGGTCTCCTTTGACACTCACATTGGACACGACTATCTTCTTGATTATGAGGCAAGATATGAGACATACCACCGCAAAGAAGACAAGATCGAATTTGACCTTGAATATTTCAACAAAATTACCAAAGGTGGTCTACCGAATAAAACGCTTAACATTGCTCTCGCTGGCACTGGTGTCGGTAAATCTTTGTTTATGTGTCATGTCGCATCTGGGGCTCTCCTCAGCGGAAACAATGTATTATACATCACGATGGAAATGGCTGAAGAAAAGATTGCAGAAAGAATTGATGCTAATCTTCTCAACGTCCCTATCCAAGAGATAACTGATCTCCCAAAGGTGATGTTTGAAAATAAAGTAACAAACCTTGCAAAGAAAACTCAAGGTCAGTTAATTATTAAAGAGTACCCTACAGCGAGCGCACACAGTGGACACTTTAAGTCACTTCTTAATGAACTTGCACTTAAGAAATCATTTAGACCTGATATTATTTTCATTGATTACCTTAATATATGTGCTTCCGAACGGTATCGCGGAAATAGCACTGTCAATTCATATTCTTATATCAAAGCAATTGCTGAAGAGCTTCGAGGATTGGCTGTTGAAGCAAACGTCCCTATCGTTTCTGCCACGCAGACCACTCGCAGCGGTTATGGTAGCTCTGATGTTGAGCTTACTGATACTAGTGAGTCCTTTGGGTTGCCTGCTACTGCTGATCTTATGTTTGCCCTTATTTCTACAGATGAGCTTGAAGACTTGGGACAAATTATGGTAAAGCAGTTGAAGAATCGCTACAACGATCCAACAATCCATAAGAGATTTATTGTTGGTATTGATCGTGCTAAAATGAGACTGTATGACTGTGAGCAGTCAGCACAAGATGATGTTCTTGACAAAGGCAAAGAAGAAGAGTATGATTTTGAAGAACGCAAACCAAAAAAATCTTTTGAAGGATTCAAGTTTTGAAATTATGACCCAAAAAGTTGACACCGATAAATACCTTGAATTTGTCCATGGTGTGACTAGCACTCCTAGTCTTGAGTATCCTGCTCTGTCATCACGATTGACTGAACTGGAAGCCAATGGTGCTAATGTTACCCAACTTCTGACTGCTGCACTCGGTTTGACTGCAGAGTCTGGCGAGTTCACTGAGGTTGTTAAGAAGATTGTCTTTCAAGGTAAACCTTACAGTGAAGAGAATGTCTTTCATATGAAACGTGAACTTGGTGATATCTGTTGGTATCTTGCTCAAGCATGTATGGCACTTGACACCACCTTTGATGAAGTCATTGAGATGAATGTTGATAAACTAGAAGCACGCTACCCTGGTGGTAGTTTTGATGTTCACTATTCTGAAAATCGTAAGGAGGGAGATCTGTGACCGAACAACAAGAACATCTGCAAAATTTGCTAAACCAGCAAAAAACCATTGCAAAAGAAGTCCAGGAACTTCAAGAGCAAATTGAACTTAAGCGTCAAACATTTTATAAAGTTCAAGGTGCGATTGAATATCTCAATCAAACCGGAGTAGAACTTGCTGGATTTGAAACTAATGAAGAAGTGAGCGAAAATGATTAAACTTGAAATTGATGTAAGACAAGCTGCTGGTCTAAGACAAGCATTGTTTATTGAGCAAAAAGGTTATACACTTGACCCAACTTGCTGCCCACAAAGAATCTCTGACATTAGAAATTTGATTGTGGAACTTGATAAACAAATTGAAGAGGAATTGAAGAATGAAACTACTGACACTTGATGATTATAAAAAAGCTGGTGAAGAGTTTTGGCCTAAGTATTGGTATGTTGCTAAAGAACTGGGTGAAGACGCTAAACCAGAAGATGTTCTGAAAGTAATGGAAGCAGTTGGTGGTGTTGCTCTCAAACTGAAACTTGAAGAAACTCTTCCTTTTGGATTCAACAAAAAGAAAGAAGAATCTGAGACTCCCTAATCGGGGGTCTTTTTTTTATAAATAATTGAAAAGTCTTTATAAAAATGAACTACGAAGAGATTAGAGGTCTTCAAGAAGCATATAATCAAGTTTATGCTCCTCAAGAAGTTGAGAATGTTGCTGAAGATTCACGGCGCACTAGCAATAAGCAACATACTGCCCGTGTAAGAGCTAACATCAAATCTTTTGGAAGTAACTATACTCCTCCTAGTAATTATGATCCTGATGCCAATCGTGGTCAAGGAGAAGTTGTTACTCGTAAGCAAATTGAGAAGAAACGTCGTAAGGCACTTCGTCAAGAAGAAGTTGAGAATGTAGAAGAACTCTACAAGGGTAAGCACGGTCAGTCTGACAAAGAGTATGCTGACTCCCGCTCGCAG